AACTCAAGTTCCTCTTCCAGAAGGTGCAACAGCTTTAGTTTATTCTAGAGGCAGTGTACCAGCAACAACATTAGGTATGTTACAAAAAGGAATAACTTCTGTAACTGCAGCAAGTAAAACTACATACACAGCAGTAGCTGGTGATCAAATTGTAGTAGATACAGTTGCTAACCCAGTAACAATTACACTACCTGCATCACCTGCAGTCGGTGATGAAGTAACAATTATGGATGGTTCAGCATCAAATGGTTTTGCAACAAACAATTGTATTATAGATAGAAATAGTCAACCAATAGAAGGATCAGCTGCTAACGATACTCTTGCAACTAATAATCAATCTGTAACATTAATATATGCTAATGCCACAAAAGGCTGGCTATATAAATCAACAAATCAATAGGAGCTAACTTATGGCTCTTTTTGAATTACAATTTAGTCCAGGAGTAGACAAGCAGACAACTCCAGTTGGTGCAGTTAATAGATGGATTGATTCTGACAATACTAGATTTAGATATGGACTTCCTGAAAAAGTAGGGGGTTGGCAATCCTTATTGACTGAAACTATTTGTGGTGTAGCTAGACAACAACACGCTTTTGTAGATTTAGATGGTAATAGATATGTTGCCATAGGCACTGATAAATTTTTACTTTTATATTTTGAAGGACAACTTCATGATATTACTCCTTTTAAAAGTAACAACGCTGGAACTCTAACTACATTTACTATTAATTCTATTGTAACTAACAACAGTAATAAAAACGCAACTTTTACAACTACTGCTAATCACGGACTAGCTGTAGGAGATATGTTAACTTTAACAAGTGTAACTCCTGCTACTAACTCTACTACAACAGCTGCAGGTTATGATGATTTTTTATATCAAGTACAAAGTGTACCTACACCGACAACATTTATTTTAACCTTAACTCAACAAGAAACAAATGCAGGAGCTACTGTTCCTGGAAGTGCTTCTGGAACTGTTAACCCTTATGAAATAGTTGGTCCTGCAGCACAGACATATGGATATGGTTATGGTGTTGGAAATTATGGTGGAATTGTTACAGGTGCTTTGCAAAATACTTTAAATGGAGCCTTGCTTGCAGATACCGCTGGTACAGGTGGATCTGGTACAGCAATAGTTTTAACATCTACAACTGGATTTCCATCTTCAGGAACTGTTGCTATAGCTAATGAATTAATAACTTATGCCTCTATTGTTGGAAATGAATTAAGGGGTATTACTAGAGGTGCAAACGGAACCGCTACAACCGGTACATCAAATGGTCAAGCTCACAGTAATGGTGCAACAGTTACAAATGCAACTGATTTTACAGGATGGGGAGAAGCAGTAGAAGCATCAACGGTTACCCTAGAACCAGGTCTATGGTCATTAAGTAATTTTGGAGAAGTGTTAGTTGCAACTATTGCTAATGGTAAAACATTTACTTGGAACTCTGGAATTGCAGCTAGATTAACAACTCACGCATCTACTTCAACACCAAGTACCGATGGAAGTTTAACAGGAGCTAACTCTCCTTTTGCTACTTTAATTGGAACCAATAGTGATGGAGAAGCTGTAGGTAATCCAACAGCATCTAGACTTGCTTTAATATCTCCAACAACTAGACACTTAATTCATTTTGGAACAGAGACAACTATAGGCGATCCAACTACACAAGATAATCTTTTTATAAGATTCTCGGATCAAGAAGCTTTAAACAAGTATACTATTGAAGCAACTAATACAGCGGGATCTCAAAGACTACAAGATGGAACTAAAATTGTAGGTTCTATTGTTGCAAAAGAAAATATTCTAGTGTGGACTGATAACGCATTATATACAATGAAATTTGTTGGAGCTCCTTTTACTTTTGGATTTGAACAGGTTGGAACTAACTGTGGATTGATTGGTAAGAATGCAGCTATTGAAATTGATGGTGTTGCCTATTGGATGGGTAGTAATGGTTTCTTTGCATTTGATGGAACAGTAAATACTTTGTCTTGTTCAGTAGAAGATTTTGTTTATGACAGTTTTGATACAACAAAAGGACAACAAGTTTATGCAGGTATTAATAATTTATACACAGAAGTTGTTTGGTATTATCCAACTCAAGGATCTACTTTTAATGACAAGTATGTAGTTCATAATTATGGTGAAGGAAAAGACATACCTATGGGTAACTGGTATACAGGAACTAACACTAACTCTATTAGAACAACATGGTTAGATTCTTTAATTTACCCTAGACCTTATGCAACTGCTTTTAACAGTAGTAACACAGGTAGTTTTCCTGTTATTCAAGGAAGTACAGGACTAGGTCAAACAGTTTATTTTGAACATGAAACAGGGACAGATCAAGTTAATCCTGATGGAACTATTACAGCTCTTACATCATTTATACAATCATATGATTTTGCACTTAACACGCAAGAAGGCAGTGGAGAATTTATGTTGGCTATGAGACGATTTTTACCAGATTTTAAAACAGTAGCAGGTTCTATTAGTGTGACAGTATTAGTAACTGACTACCCACAAACACTAGCTGCAGGAACAACTTTGAGTCCTTTTACTATTACCTCATCTACAACAAAGGTAGACACCAGGTCTAGAGGAAGATATGCTAGTATTAAGATAGAAAATACAAGTTCAGGTGAGTCTTGGAGATTTGGTACTTTTAGAGCAGATGTTCAAGCAGATGGAAGAAGATAATGACAAAGATTGTAGTTAGATTACCAGAGCCTAAAAAAGAATATACAGAAGATAATCAAAGACAAATTAACAGAGCATTATCAACTGTAGTAGAACAATTAAACTCTACTTTTTTAACTCAGTTAAAAGAAGACTCTGAGAGATACACTTGGTTTGGACTAGGATAATATGGCAAATATATATTTAAGCGCAAAAAAAGATTTAACAGCTGCTACAGCTACTACTTTATACACGGTGCCTTCTAATACTAGAGCTATTGTAAAATCATTATTAGTTAGTAGCGATAATGCTAGTGATACAACTATTACTGTAGATTTATTTGATGGAGATCCAGCGTCAGCTGACAAGTTTACTTTATTTAATGTTACATCAATAGCAGGTAATGCTAGCACACAACTATTAACAGAGCCTTTAATTATGTTAGAAAATGAAGTATTACAAGTAACTGCAGCAGATGCAAATAGATTGTTTGCAACAGCATCAATACTAGAAATAAACAGAGAGGATAGATAATGTCATTTATAGAAACAGAAGCTTCTGTTAGGTATGAAACAATTAATGGTCAAAGAGTACCAGTAATTACACCTAAATGTGAAGTAACATTAACTAATACAGAAACAGGTCAAGAGTATATGTCAGACGCAGAAGCATTAGCAGATGTACAAAACACAGGTACAGATACTAAAGCAGAGCATATAAAAAGAGATGTAAATATCACTGTAGAAGAGATAAACATTGGCGCTGACTTTAACATCAAAGATTGACTATGGACAAAAAACTTTGTAAAACAGTACTTTCAGGTGAAATCCCTGCTATTTTAATATATAACAATTTCAGAGGATTTTAAACACATGGGTGTTCTAGACATAATAAATAAAGCTAAAGATTACTATGATGAGTATAAAGATCTTATTGATTTAGGTGGTTCAGCAGGTAAAGCATATTTAGATTACAAAGATCAAAAACGTAGAAACGAATTAGACGAAAGAGCATATAGAGAGTATATGCTTGAAAAAGAGGCAGCAGGAAAAGAAGCTCAAGCTGCTGTAGACTTAAATCTAACCCCAATGCAAATTACAGGAGTTCCTACCTCTAAAGCAGATGTAACTTCTTTTCAAAAAGTAGCACAAGGTGGTATCATAGGTTTAAAAAATGGTGGTGATCCTAATGCTGGTATTACAGCTCTTAGAAAAAAAGCACCTGATGTTGTAAAAGCAATGGGGTTTAACAAAGGTGGTGGCCCTGGTATTGAAGCACTTAGAAAAAAAGCACCCGATGTTGTAAAGAGAATGGGGTTTGAAGATGGCACACCAGAATTTCCAATAGGACCAGGACCAGAAACTGACACAGTTACATTTGGAACTTACGATGGTAATATATCTTTTCCAAGAAAAGAAGGTGAGTCAGAAGAAATGGCTATCTTAAATGGTTTGTTTAATAATGATACTTTAGATGAAGAAACTAAACAATCTTACTACAGACTTTTAATACCTCAAGTTTATAAAAACGGTGAGATATCAAAAAAAGAATACGATGCTATGATAGAAGAGATTATAGTTAACAAAGCTAAAGGTGGAATTATTGGTTTAAGAAAAGGTGGTCGACCTGGTTATATGATGGGTGAAGGTCCTGTAATGGATGGCACTGTTAAAATTGAAGATGCTGTTCAAATGGCTAGTGATAAGTATGATCCAAACGATCCAATGTACAATGGTATTAATAAAAAAATTGTTATAGAGTTTATAGAAGAAGGCATTCCTTTAGGTTATAATACTCCAGAAGAATACTACGATGATTTTTATGGAATTATAGGTAAAAATAAAAATATGGAGTCTATGAAAATGGCTGCTAAAGGTGGTATAATAAATCTTAAAAAAGGTGGCAGAGTCAAGAGAGCAGCAGGAGGCGTCATGGATCTTGGTGGTATGGAAAAAGATTATAGATTTAATG